CCCTGCGCCAGGACCGCATCCAACGCAGCCAGCGTTCCATCATCTCACGCCAGAGCCGGACCATTACTGCCACCCGGCTGACGTAACAGCCATTCATGCAGATTGCCGCGGTAGGGCGTGTCGCCCGTCCAATGGGTGATCTCGAGATCCGGCACCAGCCAGATATCGCCACATTTCTCGTTCCAACGCCGCGAAAACGCCATATCCTCGCCCCACCAGACGCCCTCATGGGCACCATGGTTGAAGAGGTCGACGGAGGGCCGCCAGGCCTCGCCATAGACGAGCTCAGGCCAGGCACGCATGAACCTGCCGACTGCAGCCGGCGTCAGCTTGAGGAAGCCCGCTGGCACACCGATCGCCCTGATGCAGCCATCCTCGCGCAGGACCGGCCGGCCTTGGGCATCGACATGCAGACTGCCCATGTACTCCTCTTTATCCTGACGATACCGATAGGTGCCGGCGACGACATCGCCCTCGATCTCGAGCAACTTCAGGAGATCACCAGGGCGCCAAGAGAGATCATAGTCGACCATGACGATGACATCGGCCTTGGCATCGAGCGCCCGGCGCACGAGCTCCGCCCGCGCTGCACTGATGTAGGCATTCCCCACCGACTGGGCCATGCCTTCGGTCCAGCCCGCCGCGGTGATCAGCGGGATTTCCGTCTCGAATGCGGCGATGACATGCTTCGTCGGACGCTCGTAGAACGGTAGGCAAAAGATCACATGCTTGCTCATTCCAGCTTCAATCCCACGCCCATGAGATTCCAGCCGCTCAGGCGCTGCGTCCTGACGTTCTGAAACCCGACCGCCGCCAGCGCCTTTTCCAAGGTGGCACTGATGAATCCCGTATGGTGCGCCATGTACGGACAAGTTCGGAGCCAGGGACGATAGCCATAGTATAGATCCAAGGCCGCAACCGGCCCCGCGGGCGTTTCGTATAGAACCTCCTCTGTCGGCCGTACGTCCTCGAGGTCGGGGACGATAACGAGGGCCATACCGCCGCCACGAAGCACCCGGAGGAATTCCGCCAGCGCAACTGGAACATCATGAGGATACAAGTGTTCGAGGGCATGGCTGGAATAAACAGCATCGAACGGTCCGATCTCCCCCATATCCGTCATCGAGGCGACGATATCGGGCTTCGTATCAGGATCGATATCAAGCCGCACTTCCTCGCCCCCAAGCCATGGCGGCAAAGGCTCGCCGCCACAGCCCGCATGCAGGATGCGCGGAATCTAGGGACCGCCCTTCCACAGGCCCAGGGCAATGAGCGTATTGGCGATCTCCGTCAGCGTCGCCGTGTTATTGCTCGTCGCCGTGATGTTCGATGTCGCCTGCACCGTTCCAGCCCGCTGGCTGACCGGCGTCGCCACACCATAGAAACCGATGACGTCGGACGGCGACTGACCAAGCCCAGTGCCGCCGGGATTGCCGTCGGACAACTGTTTAACGACTGGCATGTCTCATGTCTCCTTTCATTCGAGGAATTTTCGCTTACGCAGTCGAATTGGCAACGAGGCGACATGCCATCTCGGGCCGGATCGTCTTGTAGCCATAGAGGACGTCGACGCGAGTCGGGAAGAGATTGTTGATGATGTCGGTGCCAGTCCAAATCCTCATCGAAATGCCGTCTTGGACCTCCCGGCTCGCGAAATGCGCATTCTGCGGCATTATCAGGTCAGCCGTCGCGAAGGCAAACGCTTCCTTGTGATAGAGCAGCCCGACATCCATCACGCCCGACGCACCGGCGACCTTGGTGAGGGCCCCACCACCCGTCGGCGAGGCGGTGACGTTCTGCTGAGCACCGGTCGTGATGATCGCCGGCGAGATCGTGATCGTCGTGCCGCCCGTCCCTACCGCCGCAGTGACGACGAACTGCATCGGCAAACCCGTATCGGCCTTGGTTTCCGGATGTACCCGGTTGCAGCCGGCGAAGGTGATAACATCACCGGCACTCAACGTCTTGGAGCTGGGGTTGGTCACGGTGATCGAATTGCCCGTCTGGCCGCCGGCGCCCACGGTGATCGTCCCGGCCGGCGTCTCGGTGCCAGAGGCGAACTTGGTGAGCAGCGTATTCTCGTAGAAGTCGAAGCCGGCGAAACGCCCCATGCTGCCTTCCTTGTATTGCGTCGACAGCTCGCCGGGAGCGTTGAACAAGGGCTGCAAGGAGCTCACCAGATCTACCGTCATCTGCGTCGGCAGCAATGCCGTACGCGGATCCTGCGGCACAAGAGCATCGGAGAGCCGCTTGCGGCCATTCAGCACCGCCGCCGAGTTGAGGCCACTGGTGACCGGCGAAGACGACGCGGTCTGATAGACATCGCGAACCATGTTGAGCGCATCGGCCTCGATCGCCGCAGCCAGCACCGCCATCGCCGGGGCGATGTAGCGGTCGCTGAACTTGTCGATCGTGAGCGTCAGGTCGCGACCGTCGAACTGCATATCGACACCCTTGATGGTGGCGACCGTCAGCACGACGCTGGGCTCGACCGTATCCTGGATCTGCATCACCTGACCGGTGCGCACCGTATACTTGTAGGGCAGACGAATGGTCAGGTTCTGCCCGATCTTGGCCCCGGTCTTGGCGAAGTAATCGTCGTACTGTCGCTCGATGGTGCCGACGAAGTTAAGACGCTGATGCAGAATTCTCAGCGCTTCTCGCGTGATGATCGTGGGACTTAACAGCACATTCGCCATGGTGGGAATTCCTCAAATGAGGCTCACGGATTCGTGAGCGCAGGTTAAATCATCTGAGCCCGGCCTTTTGCCGTCGCGCCACCTGGGCGTTCCGCTTGCGCAACCACGTATCCATGTCGTCGCTGTCCCTTGGCTCGCTGCTCGCGGGACTGCGGCGCGCACCGACCGTGGTCACGGGTGTAGGTGGAGGGGCTTCCGGCTCTCGAGCGCGGGCTCGCTGCTTGGCCAGGATCTGATCGAGCTTGAATGCCTTATCGAGGACCGCCACGAAGCCAGGGTTCATCAGCTGCACCTCACGCAGCTGCTCCTTGCTGGCGCCGTAAGTCCTGGTGGCATAGTCCGTCAACTTGTCGGCGTAAGCCTGCGACCAGTCCGGAATCGACTTCGCAATAACGGCCAGGCCTTGCTCATATCGCTTGGCAATTTCCTGCTGCTCATGAGTTACCCGCGCGTTCCACTCCGACGCCAGCTTCTCGCCCAGGCCATTGCGCTGCCGCTCCAGGGCTTGCCGCTGGAACTGCAGTTCCTGCGCCTTGACGGGATCCTGACGGTTCAAGGCGATCCAATCGACTTGATCGTACAAGGCCAATTGCTCGTCGAAGGCGACGAGTTTGGACACCTCCCCGACATGCGACTGAAGCGCCTTCTGCTGCGCCTGAAAGTCCTTGCCCGCCTGCTCGAGCTGGCGCCGCTCCTCGGCAAGCGTCTGCGTCTTCTTGGTGTAATCGGCCTGCATCAGGAACTTGTCCTTGAGTGCGGCCGGGATGCGATGCTTCACACCGTCGACATCGATCTCGACGTCTTCCTCAAGGCTTTCCTCTTCCGAGAGCTCCTCAAGATCCGCAGGATCGAGTTCCGTCTCTTCGGTTTCAGTCTCCGGTACCGGCTGCGTTGGCGGAGCCACCTCTGGCGCAGGCGCGGTTGTCCTGTCGTCGCTCATGACCACTCCTCGATGGGTTGGTGGATTGTTTGGAAAAGGCTAGCGCGCCAAGGAGATAATTGTGTCCTCGTGCTCGAAAGAAGCCTCGAGCCTGCGCACGATTTCTTCGTTCAACGAAAGATCGGCCTTCGCCGCCTCATACTTCAGTCGCTCCTTCATCGATCGAGACAATCGGATGTTGAGCGTCCGCTTTTTCACTGCAGACTCGGCGGCATCATGGGTATGGCGCCATTGCCGGCCGGTCCGGGCGGCATGGTGGGCGCCATGCCAGGGGGAGTCATGCCCGGACCAGCCGGCGCACCAGCGGCTTGGGGCATCGCCGGCTGGGACTGCATTTGCTGCTGCTGCTGCATCTGTGCATCGGCGAAGATTTGCATCAGGCTGTCGGCCAGGGTCGTCTGCATGTCCATGCCGCTCTTGATCCGCGCCGTCTCGATATCGGCCCCGGCCCCGATCTTGGCCACGATCAGCTTGGTCAAATTCTCGGCCAGCATGCGCTGCTGCTCGCGCTGATTCTCGCCCGCCTCGCGCATCGCCTCACGCTGATCCTTGGCTTGTTGCGCCGCCATATCGCTCTGCTGCTTGGCCTGCATCGCCTGGATCTCGGGCGGGATCTGCGGCGGCAAGGGCTGGCCGTCCGGCCCCTTCTGCAGGCCTGGCGGCAGCATCGTCGTCAGCCGATCGGCGATCTCCTGCGCCCCCGGCCAATCCAAGTTCTTGGCGACCAGATCGCCGATGATCGGTGCCACCGGCGGATAGGCCTGGATCAGCTTCATCATCTGATCCGCCGCCTCCTGCCGGCGCGTCGTATAGGACGGCCCGACATCGACGACCAGGTCGTACTTGCCCATGGTGAGGTCGAACATGCCCGTCGTTCCGTCCGGCGGCTGCGGCGGCCAGGGGGCAGGCGAACTCGTATCCGGCTGCAACAGGCCGCCAGGTGAGGGCAAGCCCGCCGGCGGAGCTCCACCGGGCCCCAAGGGCAGGCCTGAAGGCGGTAATCCTGGCATTCCTGGCGGCATCATGCCGGGCGCCATGCCGGGCGGCATCATGCCGGGCGCCATGCCGGGCGGCATCATTCCGAGCGCCGGATTTCCTTGTGGTATCATGCCGGGCCCCGCCTGAGGCGGCGGAGCTCCAGACGGCAGACCGGGCGGCACCGCTGGTGAGGCTGGCGGCGCCGTCCGGTTGCCCAGCTGGGCCGTCGCAATTTGGCCTTCCGGCCCAAGGATGCGAACGACCCGCCCGGCCGTGTAAACATGCGGAATCAGATCGATCAGGATCTGCCCGCCACAACGGATACCGCGGCTCAGATTGTCGATGAAATGGAATGTGCTGACATCGCCCTCGCGCGCCCGATTGTTGATGGCGACCCCGCTCGTCGCATTGTCCTGCGCCCCCAGGCTGGCGTCGAACAGCCCGATCACCGCCTTGATGTCGTCCGAGGCGTTCATTGCCTCCTGAATGGCGCCCGCCGGCACACCCGCGAACTCGTTCCTCTGCGGCGGCACCTGACCCTTGTAGGAGAGGAAATTCCAGTTCTCGGTGTTGGCCGTCTCCCATCTCTGGGAATCCTCGCCGTTGAACGCCTCCTCCGGTCCGACCCACGGTGCGCGCGGCGCCAGGGCGACCATTTCCGTCGCCGTGGTACGCCAATAATTGAACATCCGCTGCGGATCCTTGGCGTCCCGGATCAGCGAGCGGAAGATCCGCTTGCCCTCGACATTCACCTCCTCGCCATAGACCGGCACCACCGGAATGTAGCGTCCAGGCCATTCCGTCTCCTCGAGGATCTCCGCCCCCGTCATCAGATAATGCGTGACCTTGTAGCTCAGCACGTCGCGGGTGCGTCGAACCTTCGCCCCGATCGCATCGAGAAAATCGCGCTGCTCCTTGTAGACATCATCAGCAACCGTCAGCGGCGCCTGGCCCGGAATATCCAAGAGCAGAACTCGGCGCTTGACCTCCTCACGCTTCCACCATTCGGCCAGCAGCACCTCATCCTCGGTGCGCCAATCGGGACCGAGTGAGCCGACGCCGCTATCGTCCCAGTTCACCTCATCGGCATCGGGGTAACGCTTCTTGAACACCTCGGTCGACAACCACTCGGTGAGGAAGGCCGAATTCCAGTCCGAGCTGTCGGCCGCGGTCGAGAACGGATCGCCATAGACGCTGAACGGATTCGGTACCGCCTCGATCCGCAGATCCTGGTCGAAGGTATCGTCATGGCTGAAGGCAAGATCGATCCTGAAATAGCCGAACCCCATGGTCACGGCGCAATCGGCCGCAGTGTCATAAGCCACATCGGCGTGCGAGTTGGTCTCGATGTTCCTGATGATGCCGTTGATGACCTGGGCCGTATCGACATCGGCGATATCGTCGACCGGACGGACCTTGATCGATGGCTTGTTCTGTCGCGCGTCGTTCACGACCTGGCGGATGAAGGCCGGCAACTTGTTGATGACGAGGGCCGGACGGTCGGTACCGCGCCGGCGCTTGTCCTCCAGCGACCATTGCTCGCCGAGACGCGCAAACTTTAGATCCTCGAGCGCCGCATCGCGATTGTCGTGCTCGTTGTCGGAGGCGAGCTTAAACGCCTCCTGCGCCTCGTCGAGGATGTCGTCATCCCTAGCCATTAGATTTCCGACCAAGAGTGATGAAGTCTGATTTTGGAAACGGCAGGTGGCGAAATTCCATATTCTCGCGCAATCACGATCCCCGTGCGCTTATCGGCTCAGTCCTTGCCGACCGGCAGGTAGCCGTCGCCATCATCCACAGGCATCGGCAACTCGACGCCCAACCCCTCGGCGATGCGTTGCAGATCCTCGTGCCATTCGCCATCGTGAATGACATCGAGCAGCTTCAGTAGATCGAGAAAGGCCCACTTCACAGAATCGTCCATGACCCATGCCTTTAAATGGAATGAATGCTACACTGCGCCGCCCTGGCTCCCCAGCCAGATGGCGATACCCCCTTCACTCGGCCGCCATGCCTCGTCCCCCAGACGACGTGGCGGCCCTTCACCATTTTCAGGTGGCATCTTCCGAGCAGAAACTGGTCCATCGATATGAAATGGATCGCGCACCAACGTTTCAGCTTCCCATCCAGCTCCCGCTGCCCACCGCACGCAACTTGCGGACCGGCCGCGCCTCGGTGATTCCAACCGCGAGATACCGGAAGGCGTCGCTATTGCTTACCAGGATGCCGTTTGCCACGTAGCAATGGTGTTTTTCGACTGTTAGGTCGTACACCAACGGGGAGGCCACGCCGCCTTCGGAGAGCTGCCATCTTGCAATTGAGGTGACAGAATTTGGCCCGCGTCGGGAAAGGTGATCTGAAGGCACGCCCGCATTCCTGGCATTCACACAGCTCCCACTTTCGCGTTTGCCATGTCCGCTTGCCATGTCCGACATGCCACCGCTGCCCTTCCTCCGAGCGATGCCATTCGGCAGCGCGCTTACGCGCCAATTCTCCAGGCGGTCGCAATTTGCCTGCCTTATGGTTCTCCAATCCATGTTGTCGCTGATGCTCTGAACGCTCGACCAATTCAAGGTTTGAAAGCCTGTTATTGGCGCCATTGCCATCGCGATGATGGACATCAAAGCCGCGCGGAATTGCCCCGCGATAATGCTCCCAAACCGCTCGATGCAAGTTCGAAGGCCCCGGTTTTGACCAATGCCAATGTCGATAATAGCCGCCCGAAAGCCCGTATTTCCTGCCCTTGAATATGATAAAGCGCTTTGCCACGTCGACGATCCCTCTGACAATATCTCGTCAGAGTACCGCAAAGCATCCATTTTCAAAAGTCCACGCTCGGTGAATATCCTGTGCTCCGGCGTGCCCCGCAGCCAGCGCCCATCCGCCAGCTGCACTTCGATCAATTCAGCAGCACGCTTAACCGGACCGGCAGCCGTAATTGACGCCCATCCATTGGGCGTCTTTGCCATGTCACCGACATGCACATCACAGATTGGAACCAGACCACGGTCGATTTCGATCAGCGCATCGCCCGTCAGACAGGCATGACTCGTCCAATCATGCTTCGGCCGGTCGCGGAAGGTCTTCAGCTTCTCATCCCAGTCCTTGCGGTACTGCCGCAGCGCCTCGATGCCCCGCGCGCATTTCACAGCGTCGAACCAGCAACGCGGCAAGGTCACCCGCACCGCCTCGATGCCATCGGCTGGATTGTTCGGCGCCAGCACCCGGGTCTTCACACCCAAGCCGTCCAGAATCTCGCGCCGCGTCCGCCCGTGCTCGTCCTGCAGCCTGGCATCGGCATCGTGCGGAACGATATGCTCGCGGTACATGTACGGCTTCGCCGCCAGCATCTTCGCGTAATGCGCCATGCCCTCGCCGCTGGCCTCGTAGTAGTCGATCAGCCGGATCTCGTTGGCGACCTGCTGGCAAAACCAGATGCTAGTGGAATCCCCGATGCCCAGATCCCAGGCCGTGACTACAGGAATGGCGGGATCCCAAGAGACCGACGCAATCCGCTTCCGCTCAACAAGATCCGCAAGCAGACGGCCATAATACGATCCGATAATCGCCGCCTCGAACGAGCACTCATACTCCTGCGCATATTGGTCCTCGCTCATCGAACGCCGGGAATCGACGAGCTCGCGCTCCGGAATGAGCTGCGTCTCGCTCGCCTTCAGCATCAGGCGGAACCAATCGTCCCGGTCGGCATTCGATTCCCAGATCTCGCAGAAATGATTCCGCCCCTTGGGCGTACCGATGAAGATCGCCCAGCCCTCACGATCGGCCAAAGCGGGACGCAGCACCTCAGCCCAGGCGCGGGGATCCATGTCGCCGTACTCGTCCAGCACCAAGCCGTCAAAATATCCGCCGCGCAACCTTTCATAATTGTCGGCGCCATAAAGGCGGACACGAGCGCCGTTGGACAAATCGACCCGGAGCTCGCTCTCGTTTATTGCAGGTGCGAGATCGGCCGTCAGGCGAAGTAGATAGGGCCAGGCCACGTCCTTGGCCTGGTTGAACAGGGGGGCGATGAAGGCAAAACGCCCGTCGGGCTTGCGGCAGACGGCGGCCATGAGGACGAGGTCGGCGATGGAAGCGACGGTCTTACCGGCCCGCCGGTGCGCCACCATGACGGCCCAGCGCTGCTTGCGCTCATGCAGGGCGAAGAACTGACGCCGCGGGACGTAAGCCTTCAGTCCTGCCCAGTCGGCGGCGTTATCGTTTCCGGCGCCAGGCCGCGGTTCCTGATCATCTCGGGCGTCACCCATTTGAGCACGATCTCATGGTTCAACGGCCCTGCGGAGGTCGCGAGTTCGGTCGGCAGCAGCTTGTGGAGGAGCAGACAGAAGGACTTCGGCTGGGTGCGGGCGAGATCCTCGAGATAGCGCACGCCGCCGACCTTCTTGAAGGCCTTGACGACGGCCTCCCTGAGCTCGCCCGAGATCCTGTTGGGCGTCCCCTTCTTGCGCCCCGCCCCCTCCCGCCGACCACCGCGGCCGCCGTTGTTGAGACGTGATGGTTTCAATTGGGCGTGACCCAGCGATAGATCCCACTGAACTGCCGATCAATCGCCGCTTGCCCCTCGGACGAAAGCTCTAAGCCCTTAACCTTCAAACAATTAATCAAAGCCATCTTGCTGGAATGAATATAACCGACCGCACGCCACGTCGCTCCTTGCCAAGAAATCGCCTGAATGGACTGCCCACTTTTGCGTTGATACACAATCCATTGCACGCCATCGGTCCCAAGCGCTACCTGCGGTCCCAGCCGCTCGATCATCGTCACCCTTGTAGTGGCGACGCGCTCAGGAAGCGCCATACCGAGATCACTTTCTGCACCTTCTGGAGGTTCACGCTCCAGACCACCACCCCCTTCCCGATCATGCTGCCGTATGGCACGCGACACGCCAGGCCGCCGACATCCCAAGGCCTCCAGCTCCTCGATCGTCATCTCCCGCGGATCCGGTGAGGCAACGCTATGCATTGGCAACGCCCGACCGGCCCAGCTTTGTAACATTTCCAACGAAACATCAGCACCAGAACGAGCTCGCGGCGCATGTTGCGCTGCAAAGCCACGCTGACTCGGCCATGGATTCTTGTTCATGCGAAACGGCCACAGCGGGCAGCTAAAGAACGCGCAAGCCCGCACCTCCGCCTGTCCCTCGACGCAGTTCAAACAACGCCAGCGAAGACGTGTGAGCTTGCTTACAGACTGATCCAGGGATTTCAATTGGGCGCGCTCCGCAGTGCGGGTGAGAAGACCGCCAGAGCCTCGAAATCAAAATTCACATTAACGCTCCGACCGAGCCAACGCAACGCGCAGACGGCCCCCTGTCCATTCATGGACAGGCCCGTAATGGTCGCCACAAGCCCCTGGAGCGGTCCGCGGGCGATGGCTACCTCTTGGCCCAGGCGAAAGATTTTTCGCTTGTAGGGCTCTTCCAGTCCCAGCACGAGGCCATCGGCGTCGCCCCGGGAAGCGAGCTCATCGATGACGGGATGGGGGATCTCGAGCGGGTCAGGGCCGGCCTGGACGAGGGCGGCCACGCCGGTAGTGCGTGTGATCGGCCCGACCGGGAGATCCTCGAGGCAGGCGGCGAACAAATAGCGCGGAAAGTAGGGCTTGATGACGCGCCTGAGCCTGCGTGCATGCGAGACGGTGGCGGGATAGTGCAGGTAGAGGACGCCATAGCCCTGACGACGCAAATGCTTAGCCGCGAGCGGCTCGGCCCTGACATTGGTCAGGACCGCGAACCAACGAACTGACGCCATTCCCCGCAGGATTCCCCGGATCATCCTGTTTACGCCCCGGAAATGTCGATTAATGGACAAAGCCGGAGATGTCAACGGGTTATGAGCAAGCCAGCAGTAGGACGAGGAGAAAGCCGGCCAAGACCTCGAGCGCCGTATCGCTCATGGCCGGCGCCATGGCAGGCCGAGCATACCCGCAGTCCAGCCACAGAAGAAGG